AGTTCAGCCGGAGTTGTTATTGCGTCCAACACATTTATTTCTTTTGTTAATCCTTTTTTATTTTTCATTTCCATAATGTTCTTCTAAATAATCGTAAAGATTTTTAAACTCAATAGTTTTATCTTTATTTAAATAATAAAATTTCATTTGTTTTGAGTTTAACCCATATTTTTTATCGTGACCCAACCTATCTTCAACGTGTTCTATACGTACATCTTGATTAAGGATTGATCCGATTGTTTTAATAATATCCAAATTCGTTACTCTGAAACCAGTACCAATATTCATAACTCGGTTAATAATCTCACCATCAAACATTAAATCACAAATAACTTTAACATTATCATACACATACATCCACTCTCTTACTTGTTTACCATCACCGTAGATCGGAATTGGTTTACCTTGTTTAATTGATCGTGTAATAGTTGGGAGAAATTTTTCCTCAAATTGGTGTTCCCCAAAATTATTACAGGTTCTTGTTATTAAATAAGGTAACCCATAAGTTCTATTAGCGGATATTACTAACATATCAGATGCTGCTTTAGTTGCAGAATAATACGAACTTGGTTTTATTTCATTTGTTTCAGTTGCCGTATGATTAATAGCGAAATGTTCATCCATATCTCCATACACTTCGTCCGTTGAGATGTGTATAAACTTTTTTAGGTTCTTGTTTTTTCTTGATATCTCTAATAAATTAAAAGTTCCTTCCACATTTGTTCTCACAAATGGTAACCCGTTTTTAATTGAATTATCAACGTGTGATTCCGCAGCAAAATGAACAATATAATCAAACTCACCCAACTCATCACTTGTTACATCACAAATGTCTTTTTGTAAAAATGATACATTGTGTTTAATATTCATTCTACTTCCAGCATATGTTAGTTTATCCACACAAAGAACATCACATTCAAAGTTGTCTAATAAGTGATTTATAAAGGCGGAACCTATAAAACCCGCACCTCCTGTTACAACTATTTTCATTTTTTCTCTAATGTTTCTATGTGATGTTGCAAGTACCATAACGCTTTCTTAAGGTCCTGCAACTCTTTATCAGATTCTTTCTTACCGGCTCTTGAGATATACTTAACCGTATTCCCCAATGAGAACCCTAATTCCCAAGCATCGATTACTTTGATTGCTTCGTAAGGATTATTTTCACCACCATAATGTTGGGGGTGATTAACTTGTTCTACTTTTGGTGTAGGACACTGACAAGGTCCTGTTCCACCACATACACATCCATTTTCCATTATTCCTCCTCTCTATATTCATTTAATAAATCATCATTAGACATTGTACCATATTTTCCACTAAGACCATCCATATCAACAAATGAGGTCATCATATGTTTTGTATGATAGATTTGTTCGGTTAAATTAAGTGATTTAACAATCTCTTGAATAATCTTATATGGATCAGCGTTTGATCCTGGTCTACGGTCTTCAATATATCCCTTCCATTCGTTTGCTGTATCCTGAGGAACTCTAATTGATGCCCCACGATCAGATACCCCCCAACTAAATTTATCAATTGATTGAGTTTCAAATTTACCCGTTAAACGTAATTGATTGTCCGAACCATAAGCATTAATATGATCTTCGTGTCTTGTTTCAAAAGCCGAAAATAATGACATAAAATATCTTTCATTACTCTCATCTCTCATCATATCCGTTGAGAAGTTTGTATGTAATCCAGATCCATTCCATTCACCAATTCTTAATGGTTTTGGGTGTAGAGTAATCTCATAACCATATTTTTCCGAAACCTTATGTAAGAAATATCTAGCCATCCATAAATCGTCACCACCTTCTAACTTACCTTTTGAGAATACTTGATATTCCCATTGACCTAAGGCCACTTCAGCATTTGTACCGGTTATATTAATACCATAATCTAAACACATATCAGTATGCTGTTCCACAAAATCACGACCAACAACATTTGATCCAACCCCACAGTAGTATTTACCTTGTCCTTCAAGGGATCTTCTGTCATGACCCAAAATTGGTCCATTAGGTTCTTTCATAATGAAATATTCTTGTTCGAAACCAAACCATAAGTCAGAAAATTCCTCAGCAATTTTTGATCTCTCATTTGTTTTATGTGGAGTACCATCAGGATTTAAAACCTCACATAAAACATATACCGTAGAATTTTCTAACGGAAACATTTTTTTGGTATAGATTCTAACAGGGTTTAATATACAATCAGAACTACCAGTTTTCGCCTGATTTGTGGATGAACCATCAAAGTTCCAAATTGGGACTTTTTTATCTTCTCTTAATTGTTCTTTAATTGATTCAAAATCTACGATTTTAACTTTGCTTCTTAAATTTGGTTCAGGATTATAACCATCAACCCATACATATTCTAATTTAACTTTCATTTATTTTCGTTTATATATTTTATTAATTCTTCCTCTGTTTTACCCTCATTGAATAATCTGTAGACCTCTCTTGAGAAATCATCCATTAAAAATGCCGCATCAACATTTAGATATCTCTTAATATTATTGATGTTTCTTACAATATGTTCTTTGGTGAAAATTCTTTTATTGAACCCCATTTAAATTAGATTTAAGGGTTTCGGATTTTTTTTCTGTTAAGCTTTTAATATAAGCCTTTCTGATTTCTCTACCTAACTCCATATCATTTGGTAGATCCTTAATTAATTTTTCAATTAATTTGTCAAAATTTTTATCCATATTAAGAATTTAATTGTTCCTTGTTCTTTTTGTAGTTTTCTAACATCTGTACTTGGTTAACATAACTAATCAATTTCCTTTTGAATAATGGTAAAAGTGTTTCATTTATAGGAAACTCCCCATCACAAGACATTTCAAAAAGAGGTAGTTTTGATTTGTTTTCTATGTTCCATTGACTAAATGTATTTATAATTTTTGTAATAGTCAAATTATTTTTCTTATCTGAATAAATTAAATTAACCAAAGTTTTACTTTCAGGAGATTTCTTATTTACTGATTTTATATCGTATTCCCACATATAATACATTTCGTCTTTAGGGTTAATATAATAAAAGTAACCTTTTTTAGTTAAGATCTCATCTTTATTTTTCTTAACTTTTAATATGATACTATCAAAAACTATTTCCCAAACTGATTTGGCAATGTTGAAATATTCTAACATTCTTGGGGCACTATATGATAGTATTTTTGTGAACTCACCCATTTCTTCACTTTCTAAAGCGGGTATTTCTTTTATTTTAAGATCTTTAACAAGTAATTCATCATCTATGGTTGAAAATTTCTTATCTGTGTAGATAATTTTCTTGTCCTTAATTAAGGTTTGGATATTTGCCAGGTGTAATGACAACTCAATGAAACTTGGATATAGTTCCATGTTGTCTAATTTTTCTCCCATTTTTTGGAAGTATGATAATAATTTGTATTCCTTGTGTTCTTGATCAATAGGTTTTTCAAACATCCATTCGGTGTTCATTAAAAACTCTATTTTTTTCTTTCTTCCCATTAATCATAAACATAATAAAATTTTACTATTCTGTAAAGATATTAATCAATTCTAAAAACAATATAAGTGTTATCATTTATTTCAATTTCATCATACGTACCATCATAACTAGACAACACACCATAATCAGAATCATTTACCAAATCTTCTTTTAAAGATCTAAGATTAATGAATCGATCATATTCTATACCATAATCATCTAACCATCTAACAGGATCATCCTTTATTTCATCAACTTTTTCTTCAACTTCTCTTTCCACATCATCCTCATCTAAATCACCATCTGGATTATCTTTAATGTCTTGGATTTCGTAATCAATGTCATTTATTCTATCTTCAATTTCCTCTTTTCTTACAGACATATCATCATTCATCTCGTCCCAATCCACATCCTTATACACAGGATTTTTAAGAGTTGGTGTATCGTTTAATAATACTATTTGAGTATCATCTGAATTTTTAATATAATTTACTTTATTTCCCGCACCATCAGTAAATTCCCAATTATTATCTCTATTAACAATAAAATTTAATGGTGTTATTATACCATAAAATAATAACGACATTTCGGCAATTAACACTAATTTCTCAGAATTTAATTCTTCAATTTCAAATTCTTGTTGTCTAGATAAATCTCTATTTACATCGTAATTACTTGGATCTTCATATATCCATTCTCTTATTGTGTCTTCAAAATAATCGGCAACGTCATCACCATCAATATGATAAGATAATGTATTTTTATCAAAATTACTTAAATCGTCAACCATATCATCATAATATTTTTCAAGAGAATCATCAGCCTCATCCATTGTTCCAACGGCATATCTGTTTCCATTAGTGTCGTCATGTATAGATTTAAATTCATTCATTTCAAAAAATGAACCATCCGGAACTAATCCATAAACATCATTATCTTTACCTTCTAACTCGTCTATATCGTATTGTAATTCATCATAGTCATTGGTTAACTCATCAACTACATCAGCATCCGTTTCTACTTCTATTCTATCCTCAAGTTCTTTTAATCTTCTTTTTAACCCAATTAATTCTTCCACCTCAGCGTATGATAACT